CGGCGGCAATTCCAGCGCGCGGCGACCCATGAACTTTGTGCAGCCTCGCTTCTTCAGAAAATCCACCACACTGCTCAGGGATTGGATGGTCGATGTCTGCCCCGGCTTGCGCGCCGAACCGCGCGCACTGAGGAACCGGTCTCGCCAGGTGGAATAACCATTGATCACAATACCCGCTGGCTTCTCCGGCGCCAGCGCCTTGAGGATGGCAGTATCATCCATCACCGTGTCGATCGGCTTGAAGCGCAAAGGCGTGCGCCGCATCGTGCGATCCATCATCGTGAACAGCGCCATGTTGCCGAGGAAATCATCCTCAAAAATCCCGCCGACATCGCCATGGATGCCGGGGATCCAGATCTGCTCGATGGTGCGTGTCCCCACCTTGCCCTCGAAGCCCGACCAGACCTGCGGCGCATAAGGATTGCGACGCTCGTCGAGCGCCAGAACCTGCATCGCATGCTGCACCTTGGCCGGCACACTGAGATCGGAGGTCACCAGCGCTTTGATATAGCGGTCCGACAGAAACGTGCGGCCATAGACCGTATCGAACACGCCGACGAATTCCACCGGCACGTCCTTGCGGGTGATGCGGTCGGATGGCCGCTTGGCGCGGTGCGTCCAGGTACCATGGCCTGTGACCTTGTCCAGCAGGTTGGGTTTGCGCCGTGCGATCACGTCCTGCAGGTAGCTGCGGAAGCGGTCCACATGTTCCGGATAGAACAGGCCGTGCTTGGAAATCAGCCCCGCCACGAAGCGCGCTACCACGGCTCCGCGCGAAAAGCCAAACAGATAAATCCGGTCCTCGGGCCCCGCATAATTGGTGCAGATATTGATGTAGGCCTCTTCCACCATGTCAGCGAGGCCACGCCCCATGCCGCCGGCGAAATGCCCCAAACTGCCCGCCCGCGAGCCCATCCCCGGAACATAGAAGGTGACCTGCGGATTGCCCTTGGCGTCCTCATTCTCGAGCAGCAGGTTCAGTTTGAAGATATTGGAATAGGCCCCCGTCGGCCGCCGGCTGAATGCCGAAAGCCATGTGCCGTCGATAAGGCAGATGATGTGCTTCATGGAGCTGACGATATGCTGTCAGCATTCAAAGACAAGGGCATGTTTGGAAGATGGTGCCCAGGGCCGGAATCGAACCAGCGACACGCGGATTTTCAATCCCAATCCCATGAGCCTATTTCAAAGGCTTATCCGCGCTGCTTTTGACTAACCTCAGGAAAAGATCAATAACTTGCCAGGGGTTTGTCTAACCGATGAAGCGCTTAGCCGTTCTGCTGTTCTATATCTTCTCCTTGCAGTTGGCACTGCCGGTGCACGCGCAAGACATCTGGGTCGCTGATGGTGACACCATCCACATCGACGGCCAGCCCATCCGCTTCCTCGGCATCGATGCGCCTGAAGGCGGGCAGACTTGCCGCGATGCTGTCGGCCATCCCTATGACTGCGGGCAGGTGGCGCGGCGGGCGCTGATCAGGATCCTGAAGGCCGGCGCCGTGAGCTGCAGCGATGAAGGCCATGACAAATACGGCCGCACGCTCAGCCATTGCCGCGCCGGCGATCTCGATGTGAATGAGGCGATGGTGGCCCGCGGCTTTGCCCGCGCCTTCGTGCATTTCAGCAGTGAGTACCTCGCCAACGAACAAGAGGCCCAGGCGGCACATCGCGGCTTCTGGGCCGGCACATGGGACGCGCCGTGGGACTGGCGCATGGAGCATCCAAAGCGAAATCCTTGATCAAAGACCCAAGAATATCTCGCGTAGTTTAGGCCAATTGCCTTTCAGTGTGACCGCCACATAAGAGCTGGGCAATTCAAGTGAATCGGAAATTTCCGCAAGGGTCATTGTGCCTTCGTTGAAGGCCTTCGCGCAGACTTCCCAATAACCGTAGGGGAACAAAACCGTCAGCGCATTCCACTTGGAAATATTGTCGGCGAGAGCAGCTGCAGCTCCGATGCCGGGCTCAGCACCTTCCTCCGGCAGCAACGCCTGCGCGAGAGCCAACACCTTTTCGGAATCGTTGGTCTGCACCGTTGCTGGCTCAAAGACATGGAGTATTTCCTTGCACACCACCAGCCGTTGCATCTCTGGAGTAAGCTGCGTGCTGTAGGCGATTAGGTGTTCTCGCCAAGGCTTGATTGCGCTGCCGGGTAGAGGCTCAACATGCTTGTGGGTTGAGACGATTCCGCCCCTCAGCATGTCAGGAGACACGTCGATGCCGTGAATCCTGATAACATCGTCAGGCAGATGCGCGTTGATCCAGTTCAACACATCTTGGATATCGACTGGCACTTTGCCGATACCGTCAAAATGCTGAGAAATCTTTCTCGCGCTCATCGTTATATTCCGCTGGTAGGCATTAAAAAAGCCCGGTCCGAAACCGGGCTCTGCAACTAGCGGTGTTACAACAACTACTTGGCTGTCACAAGCTCTGAAAAGTGGACAGGCGATTTCTTGATCTTAGGAACAAGACCCGCACCTTCACCTTTTTGGGCGCGCGAGAACATCTCATACGCGCCATTCAGCAGGTCTTCCGCTACTTTGGCCTTTGGGCCAGGGAAGAACTTCAGATTGACCAGCTCCCTCCCCTCTTGGCAGAGGAGTGCATGCAGTTTTTCGGCTTTGTCGGCCATGGCACTCTCCAATAATCCCACAGTACTCCTTTAGACTTACTCCAAGCTGCAGGTGTGCCTTGGGGCAAGCTAGTCGACACGATTTATCGCGCCGAAACACGTCAAATGTAAGTCGACTTGACACATAGTAGTGATTCCAGTCGACTTATACAAGTGATTTATATTGACAATCACCGGAGAATCTGGTTCGGCGTCGAATTGATTCATCACACGGTTAAGATGTGGTTTAGCAGCCTCGACCGACTCGTTGTCAATCGGAAATTTCCGGTAACATTGCCGCAGTTGAAAGCAGCCCATTTAAGTGGCGAGCAAGGGAATTGTTCCAGTTCCATGTCTCACCGCTGCGGGATCTTCGGCCCCCACTGACTATCCGCGCCTTTCCAGAAGGCCGCCTTGAACCTGGTGGTGAGGATCAACCATTCATCCAGCGATCGGCGGAAGGCGCGCTTCGCACTTTCCTTTGTCGTCTCCACCCCAGAATAGGTCACGCCACGCGGAAGGCCTGATGGCGCGGTAAACTGCCATTCCCATGTGCTGCCGATGGTGCGCGCGATCGTGCCGGCCGTGTAGCCGGCGATCATCACTGTATCGCCGTGCAAGGTCATGGACTGGTCCACGAGCCATTGCGGATTGATGAAGTCATTGGGTCTCGTGCGGCCGCCCATAACCTGAACATAAACAGAACAAAGCTTCTGTGCAATACGGCGCCCTACAAACTTGACTTAACCCCAAAACTCGCAAAAGTTGCAGCGCGAGGAAATCACATGAAAATTCAAGGCAAAAAGCCAGTCTGTATAATCTTTAGTGCGCCAGTGGATAACGGAACCGCTCAAGTGCTTGTAGCGGCAGTAACGAATGCCATCAACGACGGACATGACGACATTCATTTGATGATATCGACGCCAGGCGGGAGCGTGGCAGACGGCATCATGGTCTATAACGTGCTATCGGCGCTTCCAACGCACCTTACCACCTACAATGTCGGCACGGTCGATTCAATTGGCAACGTCATATTTATGGCAGGCAAGGCTCGCATCGCATTACCCACGTCTCGTTTTATGTTCCATGGGGTAGGTTTCGACATCCAAGCCGCGCGCTTCGAGTTGAAAGACATTAACGAGCGAAAAGCCGGGATCGAAAACGATCAATCAATGATTGCCGATATTCTTGTTAAGCACACCGCTTTGAAGAAGCCGGAGATCGAGCAGTTGTTTCTCCAAGCTGCATTCCTTCGATCCGACGAGGCGCACAAAAGCGGAGTTGTGCATGAAGTCCGAGACGTCCACATGCCGCAGGGCATCCCGATCGCGCAGCTTGTATTCCAACGGTAAGGCATCATTGGCCGACACGGCAAAAATGTAAGGCTTCACGGTCCCTCCCGCAGTGGACAAACCAGGTTCTGGGTAATTCCTTAGCATAAGCATCTGACCCACAGTCAACCTTCTATTAATAGAACCTTAATATCCGCTTAAGGTTCCACCGCACAAAATCAATGGCTTACAGAACAACAAAAAGGCCCGCACCTCGTAAGAGGGCGGGCCAAGTAGTTACAGAGAGCATGTCAAACAGAGTGGAATACCACTCGGAGAATTTGATCTAATACATAGCGATCAATGCCGGGGAACCGCCCGGCGCGGCATTACCCGTTCGGGCAAAGCTATTTGCGGAGCCGCTCTTCGGCTTCGATTTCTTGCAGCTTGCCGTCGAGATACTGGCGCTGATCTCGGCTCGTAGCCATGTCGCGCTCATGCAAGGTGTCCCAATACTCTTTCGAGTGAGGCGATGACTTCAGCAGAGCGGGAAAGACAGCCTTGAACGCAGCCGCGACCAGCCCAGCCACAAAGCTAGGCGTGGTCATGCGGTAGATGACGATGCCAAGGGCAACCACCACCACCGCGATGATGATTACCCCAATGCCGGCGCTCATGGTTAGGCCTTCGCAGCCGGGGCTTTGTTCGGGGTGTTGTGAACAAAGATGCCGGCCACGAAGGCAACAATGCCAAGCTTCCACTCGGTCGGGATGGTGATGTTCAACTGCTGTTCGGCCGCAGCCATGCCGGCCGTAACGGCGGCAGCGGCGGCAGCACCGGCAATTGCCTTGGAACGCTCCAGAGCGAACGAGACGACAGACGACAAAATGCTATTCATGGGGGATTCTCCGATTAGCCCGTGTCCTACGGAGCCGAGGGTTAGAAGCTTGGAAGCGGCCGGTTTTGCGGGGATGAGGCCGAGGAACACCTGGCGTTCGTACTTGCGGCGCACGTCAAGCCCCGGCGAGACCTCGAGAGGTGCGCCCGGTGAGGGGCGAAGCTTGTTCCACATCAGGAAGGCATCGGCTGCGCCGGCCACATCGCCAGTATTGAGGCGCTTGATGACGGTGCTGCCGGAAAGTGCGCCCGTGCCGATGTTCCAGCCGATCAGGACCAGCCCGTCCATCTGGGCCTGTGAAAGCGGGACATGGACAAAGCTCGAGATCGTATCGGCCATCTCATCGACCGACTTGTCGAACAGGGCATTTGCCTGCTCGAGAGTCATTGTCGTGCTGGCATCCACGTGAAGGCCTTTGAAGCCATCCCGGAAGCCGTAGCCAACATGCCAGATGCCTTTGAGCTGGTAGGCCTTGTCACGGAAGGCCTCGAGGCGCTTCAGATCAGTCTTCGCCCATGCAGAGGCCGTCAGGGCATGGACATGCGGCAGATCGAGGGCAGCAACCGGCCCAGCATTGGCATTCAGTGCGCCAAGCCAAGAAGCCTTGGTGCCGAAGTTCTTGCCCGGACATTGCTTATGAGTGGTCTTCGGGTCTTCCAGATGAAATTTGTAGCTTCCCTGATCCGCCTCGATCCCGAGCAGCTTGAACAGGGCCTTCTTCGCGCCAAGCGAAGCCGCGCGGGCTTCCGGTGTGAGCTGTTCAACGCTGAAGTCACCGACATGCTCAATGCCCCAAGAGACAGCGTTCCATGAGGGTGAATGCGTACCGCGCAGCCACAGGGGCCATACGGTGTTGATCATGCCATCCGGCGAGATGAGAAGATGGGGGCCGCCCGTGAAGCCGCGCGCAGCCCAATCCACCGACATGTTCTCGATGCGCTGCGCCGGCGTGATCTTGTTGCCGCGCACATCAAAGCCCGGCCAAACCATCTTGCCGGTGTTGTGATCCACGATCATACGAGGCCGCCAACCGGTTAGCTTTGGCTTCACTTCGGCTTCGAGATAGGCCTCGAATTGGTCGAGCGTATAGGACTGCTTAAGCAGCCCTTGCATTGCAGGCATGGTATTCTCCTAGTGGATGAAGATCAGATGTTGTCGCCGGTCATCAGCCGGTCGAAGTCGGATCGGGGATAGATCACCTTGGCGATGACGCAGCCGCGGCTGAAAAAGAACATGGCCACAGCATTGCTGCCCGGCTGGCTCGCCGTTAGGACCGCATCGGCAGGGAGATGAGACGCCGGAGGATCAGCATTAAAGCGCTTCATGAAGGCTGGAAGGTCAGCCTTGTTGACGCCCGCGATCACTGCCAGCGGCCAGCGGACCTTGAGCTGATCTGCAGCTTCGGAAACGGTGATGCACTCACCGGCATGAGCAGCCGTCGTCATCGCCAGGCCGAGCGCCAGCGTTGCCAGAATTCGCATGATGTTCTCCGTTGAGGTGACTATTCGGTGCCGAGCGGCCCGTTGAACTGGAGGGTTTGCACGGTGCGGGTGGCCCACAGCGCCGGGCCGAAACACTTGTGCTGCATCACCACAGTGATGGGCGCGTTGTAGTAATTGGGAGGGATGGCGAGCTGCCAGAACACGACTTGTTTGCCCGTGGGCCGCGTGCCGTCATGGTCTTCCGGGTTCTTGCGGCGCATCGCCGGGATGGCGTAGCCTCCGGCGGTATAGAAGATGCGCTGGCCCACGAATTCGCAGGCGCGGTTTTTCACGGCCGTGAGCCGGTATTCGATATAGCCGCTCTTCAGCAGCGTGGCCGACTGGACTTCGAAATGACTGGCCACCGGCAACAGCCAGCCTTCCGGCCGTCCCACGAAGAAGTTGGCGAAGATCGCCATGGCGATGAGAACAGCCCAGCCTTGGGAAACCAGTCCACGCGCGAGTGCGCCCTTCATGCCTCACCTTCCTTGCCGCCCGGCGTGAGTTTTGAAAGAAGGTTCGGCGCCATGCGGAGAAGCTTGTCGCCCGCCGCATAGAGGTTCACCGCAAAATTCCCGATCAGGAAGTCGGACGCACTGAGCGGCAGATCCTTGACGTAATCCGCGAGGTGCCAGTCGCCCCAGTGGATATCGATATGCACCTGGTTGAGCGCTGGGGCAGAGAAAGCACCAATGATGATGCTCAGCCAGCCATTGGAGAGAACGTCCCACGCCCCCTTGCGGCCGAAGGCCTTGGCATCGACCAGCGCACGCACCAGGCCGCCCAGCGCCCCCCACGCGGCAGCGCCGCCGAAGCTCAGCACATATTCTGGGAGAACCACTGCCGCGATGAAGGCCGGCAGCAGGTTCCAGAAAATGAAGAACGCATATTTCGGAAAGATGTGAGAGACCATGACCCGTCCTTCAGTTCCTTTCAAATCCGGCCGCGAAAGATACGAAACGCCGACACACCGAAATGAATGACGCGCGCCTTCCACAGCGGCACGCCGAGCGCGATCAGGGCCTCGAACAGCACGGCATCGGTGACCGTGCGGGTGAAGGCGAGATCGGCGCAGAGGAAGTCATGCAGCACGAAGGCGGCGGCACAGTACGCATCCGCCGGATTGATCAGCCAGCGGAAGACGGCCGGCACGCTGCCGAGATCCGTCGCGAATCCTTCCGGCACGGCGACCAGCAGGCCCGAGCCCTTGCGACCGATCTCGTAAGGCAGTGGGCGCGTGGTGCGCCACAAATCATCTTCATCGCCGGGCGAAAGCTCCAGCGGCAGGGTAAAGGCAGACATGGGGCCTCAGAGTTGAATGGCGCCGGCGGCGGTGAACAGCGCATCGAGCGCGGCGGCATCAAGATTGAACTGTGGTGCCAGCTGGGTGACCAGCAGCCCGTCACGGCGGAAGGCGCTGGCGCTTGCCCAGGCGATCTTCAGCGTGGGATCGGTGCTGGCATCAACATAGGTCTGGATGGCATCGAGCAGCCCGGCATTGTGCAGGGCCACCTTGGCCTGCGCGGCAGAGACTTCCTGCGGCACCTGCGAGACAGGCGGCGGGGCCGGCGGCGCGCTGAAGGTGCCGGTGGCCTGGTCATACTTGTCGCCGATCTTCGCCGCGTCCGACGCAATCGCATAGACATCGTCCGGCAGATGATCGGTCGGATTGAGATCGAGCACGTTGATCACGCAGTCATTGGTGCGCGATATGATGGCAGACATGGTCATGGGCGCACCCTGTAACGGAGCCAAGATGAAGCATAGAAGGTGGTGGCTGTGGCGTTCGACGCCGACTGGGCGAATTGCAGCGCAAAGGTGCCGCTGTTCGAGCCATTGCGCACGTAATTGGTGTATCTCACGAAGAACGGCGAGTTGGTGGCCGAGTTGTTGGCAAACAGCGAGCCATAGGCCGTGCCGATGTTCATGATCGTGGCCGGCGTGGTGTGATAGGCGCCGAAAATCCCGTTGATGACACGGTTTGGCGAAGCAGGCCCGGTGTCGCCCAGCTTGAAACCGGCGAGCGTGGGGCTGAAGGCGTAGACATATGCCTCGATCTCATAGTTTGTGCTCGCGGCCATCGAGAACTGAAGATCAGGATCGGATGTCAGCGTCGTGTTGCTGGCGATCGCATTATCGCTGGGCTTGTAGCAATAAACCCATCCATCGCTGCCTTCGACATACCAGTTATCCGAGGCATCCTTGGCGAGAAGGATCGCCACGCCGCCAGGCGCGAGTTGAATATAGCTGGCGCCGTTGATCGTGCCGGAGCCGGCGGGATAAACCTTGATGACCGCGCCGGTATTATTGGCCACCGAGCCGCGATAGGACGCCGCCGATGTGGGCAGCTTCACGCCCTGGTTGCCGGTGGCCGTTGTGACTTCCCAAAGCTGGAAGTGCGAGCTCGAGGTAAGTGCAGTCGCCGTGCCCTGCGTGGTGCCTGCGGCAGAAACAGCCGTGGTGCTGGTGAAGGTGACCTCACCGCCACCACTGCCACAGGCAGCGCCGGCATCCTGCACGCCCGAGGCCGACCACTGCAGGCAGTTGCCGTTGGTGATCGCGCCATTCTGCTTGGTGAAGCTTCCGGTGGAACCCGGCGCAATACCAAGTGGAGTTGCAACGCCGGCGCCCAGGCCGGTAACACCGGTCGAGATCGCCACAGTGACCGTGCAGGTCGAGCCCAGTGTGCAGGTCTGACCGTTGACAGTGGTGGCGGTATTGGTGAGCGCAATCGTGCAGGTGCCCGACGTGGTGATCGAGCAGGTGCCGCTGATCGTTATCCCCGTGCCGGCGGAGATCGTGATGCTGGTGACGGTGCCCGAGCCGCCACCGCCGCCCGCAGGGGCATAGGCCCATTTGCTGGTGCCATCCGAGACGAGATCAACATAGCCGTTGGCGGAGTTCAGGACGACGGTCGTGCCGCCATTGATCGTGTCGCTGCCGGCACGCGACACGGTGAGCGTATTCGTGCCCGTAACCGTGCCCTGCGCATCGGCGATGATCAGGTGCTGTCCGGCATTGACGCCGCTGGCTGCAGGCAGTGTCCATGTACGGGGCGCAGTGAATGCGGCATTGGTGAGAACAGCGCGGTCGGTGGCGAGTATGGTGTAATTACTGTCGCCATGCCCGGTGGCCGCATCGATGTTCAGGCCGGAGCTGCTGCGGGCCAGCGGTGCAGTGGTTTGCGCCGTGCCACCATTGGCGATCGAGACGGGAAGAGATGGGCCGCCGCCGCCTGTAGCGACTGGATCGAGAATGCGCCAGCCGCCTGCGCCGGAATTGTCCGAGCTGACATAGTCGAATTCCATCAAGATGCCGGAATTTGCATCGCCGCTGCCGGCGGCCGTGCCATCCTGCTTGCGCAGGGACTTGGCCGTGAGGCCGTCGAGCTGGAAAGTGGCGGCCGTGGTGATCGAGCTGGTCAGAATGGCCTTGACGCAAAGCCCGTTGGTCAGCACCGTCACTGGCACTGATGGCGAGGTGATTTGGATGGCGTTTGCCGAGCCGCCGACCGTCACATTCTGGATGCAGGCGCGGCGGTACAGTTCGCCATATTCAAGATCGCCATCCTTCTTGATGTCGCCGGTGGCAGAGCCGCTCGCGGGCGTAGCGCCATTGAGCGTGGGCGTGTCGGCATACGCCAGCCCCAAAGAAAAGGCCGCATAAGCGGCCAGCAGGAAGGCGAAGAGGCGAAGGTGTTTTACCATGTGGCACCGGACATCAGGATGGTTGCATTGGTGGAGGTGACGGCGAGCCAATAAGTGCGGCCAGCAATGAGGTTGTCGGCAGCCAAAGCGTTGCCATCGGCGCCGATCAGATTGAGCGTGGTGCCGCCGTTGAACTTGATCGTCGTCGCGCCTGTATTGTTGGCAGATGGCGTGACCAGCACGAAGGACGGCGTTGAGGTAAGGCCGGGCATCGTGCCGTCGGTGGTGACCTGCAATGCATTGGCACCGCCCGCCAAAGCAGTCTGGCGGAAGAAAGTATTGCCATTGACCGATGCGGTGACCGTGGCTTTCTTGAAGCGGCGGCCAGCGAGATCCACAATGCAGGTGATGCCATCGTCCGCTGTGGTGAGATCGGTGCTGTCATAATTGTAGAGCGTGCCGGCGACCGCCACAGTCTTGGTGTTATCCAAGTCATAGGTGCGGAAGGTCGCCACATCGTCGAAATTGTAGATCAGCTTGCGGCCAAGAGCGCGGATGTCGGCCTTGTTGGGTGGCACGTTATTGACGAAGGCAGAGTCAATCGGATGTGCCATTATGCCAGTTCCCTGATGACGATGCGCACGCCGAACAGGCCCACGACCGAGGCTGCGCCCGCGCCATAGCGCACTGTATAAGTGTGGTTCGACGTATCATTCGGCGCAGTGATGTAGAATTTGACGATCCCGCCCGCATAGAGCGCGGCGGCACCGGTCATGGGCGCGAAGGCGGTCCAGTCGGCGGCCGACGCCGCGCCATCGATGAACACGCCCAGCGAGAACACCGAATTCGATGCAGCCTGGCCGGTGAAGGACTGGACATCGACCTCCACTTCCAGCGTGGCGCCAGCTTTCTTGGCGGCATAGGTGGCCAGCTGCGCCGAGGTGGTGTTGCTGGTGGTGGGCGCGGTGCCAGTCGAATAGGCATAGTTCGGTGTAGCGGTGAGATTGCCGCTCTTCGAGCCGATCTGGATGGAGGCATAGCCCGATTGCTGCGTCCAGGTGTTGGACGTGGTGCGGTAGATGATGTTGGCGCCGAGATTGGCGTCATAGACTTCGGCGCCGTTATAGGGCGCGTAATACTGCCAAGCGCTTACCTCATAGATGGCAATCTGCCTGTCTTTGCCGGTCCATGCGCCCGTGGCTGAAGCCCCGATCACATAGGCATCGCCATCGGAGGGCGAGCCCGGCGGGGCCGTGGTAGTCTGGTTGATCACCGAGAGGCCGAATTTCGCATATTTCAGCGAGCGCGGCGAGATGATGTCGTTGCCGAAGGTGGAACCGGGCAGGCCTGCCGTCCACACATTGCTGGCATTGAAATAGTAGAGCTGCGAATCCGCGGCGTTAAGCGCGATGTCGTTGGTGTTGGGCGCAGTGAACAGCCAGCCGCGCGCCGACCATGTGGCGATCTGGGTGTCTTTGCCGGCCCATGCGCCGGTGCCGCCCGCGGCCACGATCCAGTTCTGGCCAATGGTGGGCGATCCAGGCGGCGCAGTGATGGTTTTCGACTGGGTGGAGAACCAGCGGATCAGCGAGCCGCCATAGCCATCGGCCTTGAAGCGCTTGCTGTCCGCAGTGACGATGCAGGTGACGCCGTCATTGGCCGTGGTGGAATCCGCCGCGTCATAGCGGAACAGGCGTCCGCCATAGAGAATATAGGTGATGCTGCCGGGCGTGAGCGAAGTGGGGTTTGACCCGTCTGGCACCACATAGGGCAGATTGGTTTCGATGGCCGCCAGCAAGGCGGCCGCCGACACCGCACTGGCATTGCCCAGAACAGACCTGAAACTTGAATTCGGTGTGGGCATGAGCGCGCCTAGTTGGTGCCTGCAAGGGTGGCCGGAGCCAGGGTGAAGGGCTGTTCGTCAGCAACCGACCATGCGTAGATGGCCGGATTGAATTCTTCCGCGATGATTTCGACCTCGAATGTGTCGGGATCGAAAGCCAAACTGTTGGCCTTGAAGATGCCGCCGAGGGCGGAGAGATGGGCGACCTCGATATTCACGATATCGGCCGCATCGAGGCGGAGCGCCTGGATGTTCTCGCGCCGGGTGATTTGCTTGCCGTAGCGCGAGCGCTCCAGCGTGATCTTGGCAATCCGCTGCGCCATGGTGGCGGTCGAGGTGAACGGCAGGTCCAAAGTGGTTTCGTGGGCTTCGCCGTCGGCTGCCGCATAGGCGGCATTCTGGATCACGGGACCATTGCTGGACTGGTATTCCCGGTCGCTGGCATAGAAGGTCGTGCGCACGAGATTGATCAGCGAGGCGCGGTCGCGGGTGACACGGACCTCCATGTCGCCGCGGGCGCTGTCGTCATTGAGGGTCCAGACCGGGTCTTTCGCCACGCCCGAATAAATCTTGTAAACGCCATTCGACCAGATCAGGTCTCCCACATTGGCGGTAAGCATGGTCTGCAAAATGTCGCCCGGCGCCGAATTCGGATTAATCACGCCATTGATCGAGTAGCGCCTTTCCACACCACCGGAGGCAAGGCTGATGCCCTCGTCATCATGGTTGGCCGCCGCCTTCAGGCTGTCGATATCGACCACGCTCCACGCCCGGTTCATGCCGCGGGCATAGGTCAGGAAATGCGCGATGCAGATCGAGGCGTTGTTCGTCCACTTCCAGGTGGTCGGATCACTGACTGACTGCGTGGGATCACGCGGATCAAGCGCTTTCATCCCGCGCACGAGAAACAGGAAGGTCGGGAAGCTGGAGCCCCACCACTTGTTGTGATCGTCAGCCGACGAGCCGTAGTAGCACTTCATCACCACGCAGGCATGGCCCTGCTGGCGATAGGTGGAAGGCAGTTCGGCGAAATCCGCCGCAAGGATCGGATCAATCGCCTGCCCGGCCGCACCCTTGCGAACGCTCATATAGACGTAAGGCGTGGTGCCGTTGACGAAGTTCGCGCTGTTGGCCGCCCCGGTATTATCGAAGGTCACGACGTTGCCGTTGATCTGCACCTGCTCGATGCCATCGATCTCGTGGCTGGCGATTTCGAGCATGACGTAGAGATAAGGCGGCTTCACTTCGTAGAAGAGAATGCGGCCACCAATCATGGCGCGGCCATAGATCAGCCGCTCGTCATAGATGGAATCCTGCAGCGTCTGCTTGATGCCGGCATCAGCGACACGCCCCCCGGTATTCTGGTTGGCCGAATTGAGCAGATAGGCTGCACCGGACAGGCCCACCGTCAGAGCCACCTGGCCGACCGTCACCGAGCCGATGATGGTGGTCGAGAGAATGCTGCCGAGCACACCGGCGGCTGGAACCAGCGCCGGCATTACGGAAGCCTCCAAGCCAGCACGCCCATGCGGGCCGGCAGGCGCGCCGCGCCGTCTTCAGTGCGGCCGTAGAAGGCGTTGTCGAGAAACACAGCCAGCGCCGGGCCATTGGGCGTTGCCACGATGCCAAGATCCGCCCCGGTGAATGGAAAGGCCACGGACAAGAGATGATGTTCGGCGGCGAGGCGCTGGATCAGCGGCACAAGACCGCCATCTGTGGCCCACAGCGCTTCAGCTTCGCCCGGAGTCGTGTATCGACCGCGCAGCGAAGCCATGAGATCCAGCCCGGTCTGCTTCTCCACCACGTCGCACACGAAGGTGCAGCAGTCGTCGGTGCCCCAGGTGAATTTTGCACCGGGCTTGGTGGCGGCCTCGATCGCCGTATTGATCAGATGCGCGTCCATGAAACCGTCCGGTTGGCAAGGCCCGGCACGCGGTCCATACCGGTATCGCCAGGATAGTCTGCCTGTTGCTGTTCGTTCGACACGTAGCGGCCGCGCGGGCGCTTCATGTCGAAAATGTCGGAGGTGCCCCGCAAGGCGAGCGTCGAGGTGCCGTCTTCACCTTCTAGCACGGCGGCCGTGTCGAGGATCGACTGGTCAATGATGACGGGATTGGCAATGACCTGCTCATCCTCATCGAGGAAGGCCAGCCAGGCGGTGGCCACACCGTTGCGCACCGGATTGAGGATGAAATTGTTGAGTGCCTCGGCATCGACAATGCCCGAAAGCTGATAGGTGGTCTCGGTGGTGCGGATCTCCGCCGTCTCGCCTGCTCCAGAAATCTTGCCCAGCTTGCCGAGGCCGTAATAGGGATTGCCATTCCAGGTGAGCGTGCCGGCGCCGCTCCAGAGTCGCTCAATGGCGCCGCCCGGCAGGTCGAGCTCGCACAGGATGGCCGCACGGGTTTCGCGCTTGCGCAGCTGGGCCAGCACCGCGTTGGTGAGCGTCTTCACTTGATGTTTTCCACAAAGGACAGGGTGAAGGGCAGGGTGTTGGGCCCATCGCGCTCAATCGTGGCCTCGGCTGGATTGAGCAGGATCATTTCGCAGGTCGGAAAAACCGTGGTGACTACATCCCCTACGGCAATGCCCGCCCTCAGGTTGGGGCGTATCGAAAGGCCCACCTGTCCGGTTGCATTCGAGCTCATGTCGAACTTGGTCTCGTACAGATAGCCGTTGATGCCGACCAGGTCATTGCATTTGAACACATCCCGTGAGGCAGGGAGGCCCTGAATGACGATGTAGGAGGCGCCCTTCGCCGCCGCCACTGCCACACTGCCATTGTAACCGTCGGTGAAGCCGGTCCCATCGGTGAAGAACGTCCCGTCGCTGAAGCCATATTGTGTGGACGCCAGCAGGATAGGCGCGAGGCGTGACGGATCAAAAATCCGCACCGGATTGTTGCCGCTTTCGAGGCGGTCGATGAAACCCTGAATGCTCAGGCCATCGGCAATCTTGCGGGCGTTGAAGCTGAAATCGGCCTGCCAGACATGCTGCAGGTGGATGGAATTTGACGACCCGCTGAAGGGCGAACGCGAATAACGGCCGATCGGCACCGGGCGCATCTTGGCACTTTTGGGCCGGAAGACCAGATCGCGCGGCCAGTCATAGACGATACTCATCGTGCAAATCCGGGGCTTGCAGCTTTTTCAGCCGAAACCACATTCTTGATGGTGCGTGCCTGGTCTTTGATCAGCTTGGCCAGGGTTGCCTTGAGATCGGCAATGGCCGCACGGTCCGCACCCGGCGCCGAGACCTGGAAGATCACCGTGCCGCCGCCGCGGCTGCCCAGTTCGTGGTTCGGGGTGATCATGCCGGAGGCACTGGGCTCGAACAGTTCCGGGCCGTTTTCGCCTACGAGATAGGCGGAACCCGAGGACACGCTGCCGCCACCGGCCCGCGCGCCACCGAAACCCAGCAAGCTGCCGACCGTGCCGAGGATGCCGCTCAGGCCGCCGCCACCATAGAGCGGATGGCCTGAGAGCCCGCCGTTGACGGCATTGGTGAGGAGGTTGGAGAAGCTGGTTTCAGCCAGGACCTTGGCGACGCTGAAAAGCGCATCGCGCAGGTTGAAGGTGCGGTCGATGATGCTGTCCAGCCAGGATTCCATCTGGTTCTTCACCAGGTCAGTCACCTTGCCGATGCGCTCCATCTCGTTGGCGGCGGATTGCAGCTCGGAATCCTGCGCCGCCTGCAGCTTGGCATGCTGGATGATCAGGTCGGTGATGGTTGCTCGCTGCTTTTCGGTGGCCTTGCTGCCGGCCTGCACGAGCGCAAGGTCGATCTGCTTCTGCAAATTGCCCTTGGTATATTCGGCGTTCTCGGCGCGCAGCTTGTCGATCAGTTTCTGCACTTGGTCGATCTGCTGGGTATACATTCCGGTGCCGAAGGCCGGCGCGTTCTTGGTCTGCTTGTCTTCCGGCTTCAGGCCCCAGCCCTGCTTGATGCCGCCTTCGCGGTTGGCATTGCCCATGCCATTGGCGATGGTGGCATAAAAGGCCGCGAAATTAGCTTTCGCAGAGACGACCTGCGCGTCGATGCCCGCCAGGTTCTTTTCAAATTCGGCATATTGAGCATTGATGTCGCCGCCCTTCATGCGGTCGTCAATATAGACGACGAGCGCGCCGAACTTGCCGAACACGCTGTAGAGATCGAGCGCCACCGTGCCCAGCGCATCGAAGGCCTTGATGATGTCATCGGCGATCAGCTTGGCGCCTCCACCCTTGCCCATGAAGTCGACCAGCTGGTCGAGGAAATGAGTGAAGCCCGGCGTGACCTTGAGAACCACCTGTTCGGCGATAGCGGTGAAGGCGGTCTTCAGTTTGGTGAGATCGTCGAGGAATTCGTTGGAGGTGCGCGCCGCCTCCGGGGTGATGACCCCGCCGAAGAGCTGCAGTTGCTTGCCGGCCTCTTCAATGCCGCGTGCACCTTCATTCAGCAACGGCAACATTTCTGCGCCCTGCTTATTGAACAGACCTTGGGCCAAGGCCGTCTTGTTCTGACTTTCGCGGTAGGACGCAAACTTGTCCGCGGCGTCTTCCAAGACCTGTATCTGGCTTTTGAAGTTGCCATTGGCATCGCGCAGTGAAATGCCCATGACCTTCAGGGCATCAGCCACGTCGCCCTTGCCGGTGGCCGCGGCGGCGCTCAGGCCCTTGTCGAACTTCCCGATGGTCGATTGCAGCGTGTCGAAAGACACATCAGCAAGACTGGCCGCGTAGGACAGCTTGGAAAGCTGGTCGACGGGGATGCCGATCTTCTGGGCCGCCTTGCCCATCTGGTCCATCTGCTCATTGAGATGAATGAAGCCTTCGACCACGCCGACGATCGTGATGCCCACGAAAGCCGTCTCGGTCAGCTTCTTCAGCTTCTCGAAAGATCCGTTGACCTTCTCCATCGAGCCATAGAGCTGATCGAAGGCCTGCTTCGCCGCATCATTGGCGGTGATGTTGAAGCGGACATTGCTGTCGGTGGCGCCCATGGCTTACTCTTCTTCCTGCCGTTCTCGCCTCACCTCGAAATAGGCCGCCCAGCCGATCAGTTCGTCGGCGGGCATGTCGAGGATATCCTGCAGTGATTTTCCGAGTTGATGCGCCAGGCTGAAGGCGAAATAGGCCCAGGCATCTTCCCTCAGTTTTTTACGACTTCCTCCGAGTCGATGAGGCCGGTCATGGCGCCCACCAGGCGGCCGATCACCGTGAAGTCGGCCTTCTCGACCATCACGTCGATATCCTGCGGCTCGAAGAGCTTCTTGCCTTCGCTGTCCTCGGCCTTGGCCACGAGCATGCGGATCATCGCCTTCTGGCTGCTGTCCGACATCCCCTTGCTCATGCCGCTGATCGAGGCCTGTTCGCGCGCGGTGAGCGGCGACCAGAAGATGGTGGCATCCCATTCCGGCACGCGAAGCGAGCGGCGGGAGGCGAAGTGCTTGGTGACGTTTTCGAGAAGGGACATGGATTCCTGCCTTATCAGTTGACGCCGCGGGTGACCGCGCCGTTGACCTTGTAGTCAAAGTTGCGGGTGACGATCGAGCCGTCGGTGACGCCTTCGTCGATCTTGGTGATAGTGGCGGTGAAGGACCTGTTCTTGCGGGTCGCCGTGGTGCCGGCGGGGTTGAGGATGATCGATACTGACGCTCCGGCGACCAGCACTTCCTGGCCGGTAGCGTCGGTTTCGTCATAGAGGCAGTTGATCGAGCCGGATGCGTTGCGGCGGCCCGGCACATGGGTTTCATCGTCGATGCCCATGGTGGAGCTGTCCTGGGTGTCGGAGGTCTGGCTGAAGGTCCAGCTCTTCACCTGCGCCAGCGTGGCACTGCCGAGTTTCACAACACCACCTTTGCCGTGGTAAACTGTCATGGTCGTTCTCCGTTAAATGAGGGTTTCCGGGTCTTGGTTGGTCGTCATGGCCCAGCCTTCATAGGTGAGCCGCAGCATCATCAGGTCCGACCGGCCCTCGCCGTTGGGCCGGCCCTTCGAATAGGCTTTCTCCGTCACGTCCTTGAAGCCGGGGAAAGCATTATCGGCAGCCATCGCCTTTTCGGCCGCCAGGGCAAAGGCCTCGAGGTCATCGTCGAAGGTCGCGCCGATCTTCACCACGATGTCGATCTGGGCATTGAGGTGATGGTTGACCAGCCGCACCGGACCCATCACTTCATCGTCGACGGGATCGCCCCCGCTCACCAGCACCAGGCAGCACGGAAGCTCCGGCGCGTCCTGGTTCTCCTGCAGCGGGTCGGCGCGGTTGATGAAGACTGGGCAGAAATCGGTGATGCCGTTCAGCAGACCCTCGATGGCGTTTCGGAATTGCACGCGGACATGGGCCATGGCTTCATACCTTCTTGAGTTCGAGCAGCGTCACGCCGGTACCGTCCGGCTGCTTGTCGCGGATGGTGTAGGTGACGGCATTGATGACCAGCGTTTCGCCGGCACTGCCGCCATTCAGGAGATCGGCTGTCTTGGCGCGGGCCACCGGGTTGGTGGATGAGATACCGACATCGACAAGGCCTTGCACATTGAGGAAGGAGTCATCGAAGATCACGGTGATGGGCCTGGCGACACCACCCTTCGGCGTGTAGGTGGCCTGCTTGGCAAACTCATCGGTATTGAAAAATACATCGAGATCGCCGTCGAGGTCGAGCGCCATGTTACGGGTGGTCTTCTTCCTTCGACGCGGGCAGCGGAACCTCTGGCGCATCCAGCGTCACCTGGCCGAGGGCGGCGAAGCGCTCCATCTGGTCGTCATCCGCCGTGACCTTGTCGCCCGGCTTGTAATTCCTGTTCGGTGGCCCAGCCACCAGTTCGACATTTGCGGTTCCGGTCTTCATCGCGGTTCTCCATCAAAATTCCAGCACCCGGCGGGAAGCCGGATGCTGGTCACAGTCGTTACACTTCAGGAGAGATCAGGCTTTCGCCGCGGCGGCCTTGGCGTCCGCGGCCTTGGCCGCGTCTTCAGGGGTCGTGGCCGCACCCGCGGCGATGAGCGCCTTGGCGGCGGCATCGTCCGGGATATCGATCACTTCGCCTTCATTGGCGACCAGGACGGCGTTCTGGCCGTCCTTGTTCTTGTAGCCGTGTTCAATGCGGCTGAGAGCAAGCACTTTCATGTTGGTTCCTTTCTGCCCTTAGGCCACTGCATTCTGGAAGAAGTAGCCGGCATCAGAAGCCATGATGACTTCCTTCAAGCTTTCACCGACGCGCACGCGCACGCCGCCGCGGATGCCGATATTGACATCGTTGTCGATCGTGCCGGCGATCTTCTCGCCCCACTGCGCGGTGGCGCCGAAGGTGATCACACCTTCGGTGGATTCGATCTGCGCCGGAACGTAGATCAGCGCGGCGTGCTTGCCCCACACGCGGGCCATGTTGGTGGCCTGACCGCGCTTGGCGCTGTTGATGAAGGCCTCGCCGACGATGATCTCGTCAAGTTCGAGCACCTGCGCTGCAGCCTGCTTCGAAACGCCGGCACCACCCACCGAGGCATTGCCGCCCAGCGGATAGGCCGCCGCGATCATCTTCGGATGGGTGCGCAGCTTCGTCCAGGCCTGGCGGCCGATGACCAGCTTGTTCGGTGTCACCAGCATCGCATCCTTGGCAGCCATGATGGCCTGCACCGGATCGGAATTGGTGAAATCCGACCACTGCGAGGTGCCGGACAGCGTGACGCGCTGGGCCGACGGATAGGTGGCGAGCGCAAACACGCTGGCCGCCACGCGCTGTTCGCGGCCGAGGGCCACGAGCGAGGTGAGGATGCGCGTCGAGGTCTTGACGGGATCAATCGGCTGCACGCCGGCGATCGCCGCCGCCGATTCAGCCGCCTTGATGTCAAAATACGGCACGCCGTCATCGAGGCCATAGTCCTGGGTGGAATCGTTCTGCTCGCTGGCGGCCCAGTCGATCTCTTCCGGACGGGACTTGCGTCCGACCTTGAGGTTGGGCAGCGTGAAACCATCCGCCATATTGAACTTGGTCCACTTGAAGGCCGGCGAACCGACATTCACGCGCGGCAGGACCAGATCTGCGATCAGGGCCTGGTTGGTATAGGTGAGTGCAATTGCCGTGAGTTCCGGCTGCACCACAAAGGGAGCATTCTCAGCCATAGTCTATCCTTTCTTAGCCCTGGAACATCGAGGGCAGCACGAGTACGGGAATGATGTCGCCTGAGACACCGGAGATTTCGGCACGGCCGATGACGCGGACATTGGAGCCGCCGGCAGCTGCGGCGACGATGCCGCAACCATTGGCGTCCGACATCAGCAGGTCGCCGCGGGCCACGGTGCCGCCGAGAGTCAGGTCGGCGATGCCCATGACCACCACGTCGACACTGTCGCCGCTGGCATAGGTTGAAATATCGGCCACGGTGATGCCGAGGGTCTTGTCGGCGCCCGCCGAGGCCTGCAGCACGCCATAGTCATTGCTGCCGCCCTTCACGATCAGGCAGGCACCGATGGTGCCTTCCGCCGTGTAGTTCTTGGTGAGGATGTTGTTCGACATGGTGGCTTACGCTCCCTTCCTGGAAACATGTTCAACCGCGGCCTCGATCGAGACCGAGACGCCGAGGGCCTTCTGCTCGGCGATGTATTTGGTCGCGGCAGCCGACAGTGCCCTGGCCTTGGCCATCTTGGCCTGCGGCGTGTCTTCATCAGCGCCCTCAGGCTTGCCGCCCGTGGCGGTCGAAGCGAGGCCCTTGAGCTTGTCTTCGTCGGCATTCAGCGCATCCTTGCGACCGGCGACGGCGGAATTCTCGGCGGCGATGACCGCCATGGCGGCATCGCCTGGCGTCTTGGTCGCATCCGCCTTCATCGCGCTGATGATGTCTTCGTGGCCGGGAATCAGCGCCTTTTCGATGCCCGCGATGCGCTCGCGTTCCGCGGCGGCACCTTCGGCGCGCAGTGCGCTGGCGGTGTCGGGGAGGTGTTGCGCGACGAAGGCGGCATTCACCTCAATCTTGTCGGGGTCCGCGCCGTCGCCGGCCACGACCCCCGCTGCAGCCATGACGGCCGCAAGCATCCCATTGGTTTTTGCCATGGGTGGTCCTTTCACTGTGGGCGACTAGGCCCGGTTGAGTTGGGAAATGAACGCCTGGAAGGTCTCGAAGGGAGTGCCCGTGGCGTCGGCCAGGCCCATCTTCACGGCATCCGCGCCGCCATAGCACTGCGCCTCGGTTGCCATTGCTGCATCGAAGGTCAGCCGGTCGCCGCGATTGGCGGCAACGGCGCGGCAGAACTGCTCGCGCAGGCCCTGCAACTCATTCATGACCGTGTCAGCCACATCAGCGGGCAGCGGTTCGAAGGGGTTCATGTCGGCCTTGTGGGCGCCGGCGGCCAGGATGGTGACCTTGTAGCCGGCATCCGCCAAGGCTGCCGACATGTCGGTATGCATGGTGATGACGCCGATCGAACCCGCGCCACCCGATTCCGGCACGACGATCTGGCGGCAGGCCGAGGCCAGCATGTAGCCGGCCGAATAGGCCTCGTCGGTGAGGATGGCGAGCGTGGGCTTCAGTGCCGAGAGCTGGCTCATCATCTGGGCGGTCTCGAACACGCCGGAGACCTGGCCGCCATAACTGTCGATCTCGAAGACCACGCCGCGCACGCCGGGATCCTTCATCGCCCGCTGCACCTGAGCCTGCAGGCCCTGATAGGAGGTTTCGCCACTGTCGGTTTCCACCCAGGCGCCCTTGTGGACCAGCGTACCCTCGACCGGGATCACGGCCACATTGCCCACCATGTCATAGAGGGGGCTCGAGGTTGGCCGCGGCACGCCGGACAGGACACGATTGGTGAGCGTGCCAGCATGAACCGGCAGGCGGTTCTGGCCGGCCACATGATGCACGGGCGGCTCGGTGCCCAGCATGACCGGGCTGCCCAGCACGCGCTGGCCGATGCCGGCCACCATGGCGGCCGCCTTGCCACGATGGATGGCGAGCGGCGTGTTGAAGATGCGACCTGCAATATGCGGATGGATCATTGATCGCTTCCTGGAGTAGTGCCGCCTTTCGGGGGCGGAGGTGAATCGTCTTGCTGCATTTGCTGGGCGGCACCCAGTGAAGTGGGGGTGACGAGGCCCGCTTCCTTGCGCATCTTCTGTTCCTTGGCGCGCTGGCGGTGCTTGCTTTCAAACGTGCCGCCGGTGCGCTCGATGCAGACCTGCTCGATCGTCTTGGATCCCATGTTGATGTCGATCAGGTCGGCGCTCGCTTCCTTCTGCGGATCGAGCTGGATATGGGCATCCCCCACCCATTCGGCGCCGAGATAGGCGACGCGGATGGATTCATCCTTGAAGAAGCCGGGGGCAGAGAGTCGGCCCGCCACGATGGCCTCGGTGATCACCCACTCATAGACCGGCTGGCAGAAGCGTGCCGCCAGCCATTCGCGCCGGTTGCTGAAGAACTGCCAGGCCATTTCAAGCGCGGCGCGCGAGGCCGAATAGGAGGCATTGAAACTCTTCATCAGAACTTCGAAGGGCAATTCCAGCGCCACGCCGATCTGCTTGCACATGGCCTCGACGAAGGCCTGAAAGGCGATGTTCGGGCGCTTCGGGTCAGCGATGGTGACATCCTCACCTTCGGCGAGGTCAATGATGGCGCCGCTGCCCATGGCGAGCTCGGTCTGCGGGTTGATATTGGCCGCCGGGCTATTGGTTCCGACGATCGGCGGGTCCATGCCGTTGTCTGCCGGCACCTTCTTCACGAAAACGGTGAACAGGGCCGAGATGACGGCGGCGCGCAGTTCGGCCTCGCGGTAGCTCGACAGTTCCTTCAGCGATTCAATGACCGGCGCGAGATAAGGCACGCCGCGGGCCTGTCCGACACGGCGCTCATCGAAGAGATGCAGGATCAGCGGCGCACCGGTCACCGACGAGCCGCGGTCATAGGTGTTCCATTTGCGATCGGTGCCCAGATTGATGTCGGTCGGATGGACGTTGCAGATCGAATAGCCGGTCGGAATGCCATCCTTGTCGAGGGCCACGCCATCCACCATACTGGCCGTGTTGGCCCCATTGTCGGGATTTGACAGGCGCTCAGCCTCAATCAATTGGAGACGCAGTTTGTAGGTCGTGGGTGCATCCTGCTTGCGGCGGCGCACGACGAGGACATCACCGGCTTCCGCCACCTGGCGCACCACCAGCGACTGGATTTCCGCGAAGGTCTTCTGTTCGAGAAAGTCAGAGGTGCGGCACCACAGCGCGAATTCTTCTTCGGCGCGGGTTTCCCATGCCTCGGCCGCCTCATCGGTCAATCCCAGCCGTGCGGCATTCACCTGCGCGTGCAATTTTGAGACCGCTGCCACCACATTGGTGACCACGGTGTTGATGGCGCCCAGCGCAATGGGTTCATTGCGGGCGAGGTCGCGCGAGCGCGAACGGTTGCGCTTCAGCGTGCCGGAATTGACAGCATTGCCGCTGGTTTCCCATGTGAACCAGTTTCGGGTCGAACGCTTAGGCGCGGCGCCTGCATATTCCCCGACCAAAGCCGATTTGGCGCGACCGAAAGCGCGATCCAGCGCCACATTGGGTGCCACCGTGCCGATCAGACGATCCATCAGCGTTGGACGCATCGCGGCCATCACTGCGGGCGGCAAGAGATCAGCCATCAGAAATTCACCCCATAGCGGGTGCGCGAACGGCCAGAGCTGGCGCGCAGGATCTGGTTCACTTTCGATTCCCAATAGTCGATCTGCTGGCGGATCTCGGTGGCGTTGACGCGCGACAGCGAACGGCCGGCGATTGAATAGGATTGGCCAGAGGCCACGGCCTTCGAGGCAGCCAGCCAGGTGGTGAGCTGGTCCTGCGCTTCCGACAGTGCGATGGCGGGCATGGTTTCAAATTCCGTGTGAGCGCACGCGGCGGCCACTATGGGCCGCCGGTGGCGGGGTTGGTGGGGGACGCGTCGCCGTGGCGCGCCCCATAGTCGGGGTCATGTCTTCAAGATCAAGCTGGGCTTCATCCGGCGGCGTGCAGCGCGCCTGTTCCCAATAGTCCCATAACTGGTCTGGCCAGGTCTTCAGCTGCAACTTGGTGGCGGCAGCCTCGGCCTGGAGCATGGTGTCCAGCGCCTCGTTGTCCTGATTGTCGTCCTTCATCCACTTGTAGGAGATGAAGCCGTCCTTGCGTTTCACCGGCACGCGGCGTTCAGCCGTGAGTTCCTGAAAATAGTCATCACCCAGTCCGCGGGCGAAGCCGATGAAGCCGCGCTCCATCGGATCGGTCTTCGAGACATTGCGGTACAGCGCCATCTTCAGGACGGAGGTGGCGAAATTGTAGAAACGCTTTGAATATTTGCGCGGCTTGCCATTGCGGTCGCGCTCCTTTTTGACCTGGGCGATCAGCGGCGCGTTTTCCGCAGGAACGCCACGCACCATGATGACTCGCGAGGCAGGATGGCGGCGAACCCAGTCCCAGACCTCCTCGGTCCAGGCATTGCCGTCGATCGCCGCAAGATCGGGCGCAATCAGCCGCCCATGCGCATGTTTCCAAGTCTGCTGCAGCAGGGCATCGAGATGCGTGCGGGCCACGTCTTCCGAGATGTGGCCGTTGACGATCCCGTATTCCACCACGTGCCGACGGTAATTCCGGCCCCAGGCCACCAGCTGCCATTCGACCCGGTCTTTCTGGCAGTCGAGGCCCAGCGTCAGCTTGCAGGCCCAGGATGGAATGATGCCGATGGGCCATTCCGATTTCTCGGCGCGGTCGCGAATTTCTTCCCACGGCGGCGCTTCACCCTTGGCCTGATAGGCTTCGCCCACAGAGTCATTCAGGAACGTCTTTTCCTTGGCGGGATCACCCTTGGCCGCAATCCATTCGCGGGCGATCTGCTCCCAGCTCTGAACCGGCCCATAGGCGGACCAAAGATGAAAGCTGCGATGATAGCGGGCGGCCTGCGGGTTGCGTGCCACCCAGCGCGCCTTGCCGCCCAATGCGGCGGGCAACATCATCTGCTTGCGGTGATGATTGTGGATCTCACAGCCGCATTCAGGGCAGGTGAAATGCGCCCTTTCCGGGTGATCCTCATCAAGATTAGCCAGCATGTTGCCCCATTCGAGCACATGCATGAAACCGCAATGCGGGCAGGGCACCTCGTAATATTCCTGGCTGCCGTCCAGGAAGTTCTTGGTGATGCGGCAGCCCGGCATGACCAGCGGCGTGCTGATCTTGAATATCTTCGCCTTCCGGCGCGCGCGGCTGCGGCTCTCGGCCTGTTGTTCAGGATCGCCGGCGTCGTTCAACTGCCATTTGGCCAGGTCATCTTGCACCTGGCGGTCGACCGACACCATCGACAGCGACGCCGGTGAGTTGGCGCCAGAGATGAGGATGGAGCCGCGGCCATCGGCACGGTCCTTGAAGAGGATGGAGTCACCGCCGTCACGGCTGCGTTCCGGGAACACTCGACGCAGCGAGATGACTTCCCGCAGCATCGGCTTCAGCTTCATCTTCGACCAGCGGGTGGCGTTGTCCTCGGTCGGATGGATATACATTAGGTCGCCGGGGTCGAGCGCCTGGGATCCAAGCAGGAAGACGTTGGCGATCACCGTCCCGCCGAGCTGCGCCGATTTGTGCAGCGTGACGATGCGGCACTGATCTTCGGGACTCAATGCGACGAGAATCTCGCCGAAGAATGGAAAGAGCACCGGATTGTAAGGTCCGGGAAAATCCCCGTCGCGTTCGGTGAAGACGATATTCTCCACCGCCCATTTTTCATAGTCGATCTGCGGCGGCGGCAGCCACACTTCGGCGATGGCGTTCCGGGTGATGCGCGCAGCGTTGGCGAGGAAACCCATCGGCGGTTCGTACCCTTAGGCGCGGTCCAGGAGAGGCGGCAGGACGTCCATCTCCTTGATGAGGCGCGCGGCGATGTCGGCGCGCATCACCCGGAATTTCTTGGCGAGCAGATGTTCGACATCACGCTCGGGAACATTGAACTGCGCGGCAATATCGCCGGCCATGTCGCTGATTCCGGTCTCAATCACCTGCAGCATGATCACAGCCAACTTCGCGGCCTCGGCCTTGGCGTCCTCCGCCATGACGTAGATGCCCGCGCGAGCTTTTTCTTCTTCGTCGAGCTTCCGGTTGATCGCCTGCTGCTGTTCGAGCTTGGCGGTCTTGATCGAAATTTCGAGATCGTCCGCGCGCGTGCGCTGGGGCGGCGCATCGGGTGCGGGCTTCTCGGACGCCGGCTCAGGTTCTTTCGGCGGTGTGAGGGTTGGTGCCTCGAGCCGGGTCGAGAGACCGTTGCCGGTCATCTGGCCGGCATCAAGCCGCACCTTGAGCGCTTGCAGCGCCGGCTGCACCTTGATTTTGGCGTGCCGGCCTTCACCTTCGAGATGGTCTGGTCCTAGTTTTCCCTCTTTGAAATATTGAGAAACACGCCCAGGGGAAACCTTGATGAGGCCCGCGAACTCGCCTTTAGTAGCAAGTTGAGCGGTCATGTTTAGGACTTTAGGCTTTCAATTTAGTCTAAGACTAGCGAATGCTCGGGGTCCGAATTACCCGCAAGCGATGGGGCCTCCGGGAGAACCTAGACACCCCCCTACCCATTGAGCAGGCGCTTCATCTCGCGGTCGACCTGCTCTTCGAACTTGATAGGATATGCAGCGCGCGCGGCGGCCATGCCGACGCCATAAAAGTCGAGGCGCTTCTTGTAATGCACCCGCTCTGTGAAGAGCAGAACGGGGGCGATGTTGCGGCCCATGCGCTGGTAGACACCAGGCTTCAGGCGACTGCCAACAGGCGGGATAAAGTAATTCCCCCAGCCATTACGCTTGCGCTCGCCGCGCCGCTTCGATGTTGCGGTCTGGTTCTGATATCCGTCTGTCGCCACTTTCAGCTGCGACAGGATCTGCATGAAGACGTTGCCGGGCACATTGCCATAGCCATCGCGCTTCACCAGATCGGCAGGCACCACAAAGCGGAAGCCTCGCATCAGTGGAGCGAGCTGACGCTCGGTGGATTTCTGGTGGCGCGTGCCGCCCTCGATCTCGGGTAACAGATAGCGGTCAGCCGGCACGCCGGAGAACCGCTTGAGATAGACCGCCGCCACTGGGTCATTGACCGTGGCGGGTTTGATATAGGTGGCGTTCAGCGTGTATTCGGTGGGCCGGTCGAACACCTCGCGCTCCGTGTCGCGGATGGCCTTCTGCCCGGCCTCGGCTGCAAAGGTCAACGCCTTGGCATTGGAGACATTGATCACACGCTCGGGCACCTTGCGCACCCGCTTCATCACGTCCGCGATATTGCTGGTGACGGTGACGAGGGGCTGCATGCGCTCTCTCAAAGAAAACGCCGCTGGCGAGGGCCGAGCGGCGCTTGATTCACAAGTATTGGTGGAAGGTCGGCTTACTTGCGCATGGTCGCCTCCCTCAAATTCCGTTTGAAAAGGAAAAGGCCTCCGTCGCCGGAAGCCTTTCTTTCACCTTTTCGAGTGTCTTAGTTGTACGTGACAAGCCCCTCAAAAGTCAAATTTCACACATCGGCCTTTAACTTCATGGGCTTATCGGCCAAATCATTTTGGTTCGGAAGGGCTTGGTGCACCACTTTCAGCTTTCCCTCCCAAGGCGCTTCTGGTGCTTGTGGTGGCAAAACGTCGAATTTCGCCAGTCTTCCCTTGAGTTGATCAGCGAGAATCACCAGCCCGCGCCGCCACACCATGTAGAGGGCGCGGGCATGCATCGCCGCCTGGAATTCCTGCATCAGCTCGGCGCTCTTACGCCGGCGGCCGCGGGCATCGGTATCGCCGGCTGACGGCGGACGGCCAGCGCGCATCACCACGCCCTCATGCACTTCCGGACGCAGCCCCTGCCGCCCATGCAACACCACCAGCACCGCTGCACTCACGAATTGCGATGTGCACGATGGCTCGTCATCATGCAGCACCACCTCATCGGCCGTGCGCCATTCCAGCCAGCAATCCGGCAAGGCGAGGACCGCGTCATGTACCAGATCAGCATCATCTGGCCCGCTGCCTTCGATGAGGCCGTAACCCATTATTGGCTGAAAGCCTGACGTATCCACCCGCGTGCCCAGCGCCATGATCGAGGCGAACGGCGAGCCTTGCGGCAGCACAGCGGGCCGCTGCGCCTCGGCCTTGCGTTGCCGGCGGTCCACGCATTGCGTGCGGTAGGCCCATTCCAGAAGGGCCTCGATATCGATCTGCTCTTTCATCGCCCGTTCTCCTTTTCAAAGCGCTTTCAGGGAGGGTAGGGAGGCAGAAGACTGTAGGAATGTTCTGCCTCCCTCCCTTTTATCAAACAATCTCAATCACTTTGGAGGCTAGGGAGGCTAGGGAGGGTTTTTGCCCATACGTACATGATACGGAAACTTTTCAACTCACCGCATTTCCCGCGCACATAGAAGATATGGGAAAACTCCCTCCCTACGCTCCCTTGCCTCTCTAACCCTTGTTTTCTTTCGGACTTTCACAGGGAGGCACAAAAGCGGGACTGGATTTTCCCTCCCTTGCCTCCCTGAAAACCGGCTCGGCCTGCCGCTGCAGCCGGGCAATTTCCCGCCTCAGGCCGTAGGCGATCTCCGATCGCTCGATGAAGAACCATTCCGGATCGCGCCGCGAAATGGTCAGCCGCTCAATGCGCAGCGCCAGGCCGTCCAGCCGGTCGATGAGCGCCTCAGCGTCCATAGTCGCCTTCCTCCGGGGTGCCCGAGGGGCCAGCGCCGTGGCCAGTCTTGAATTCGTCCCGTACGCGGATGCCGCGGTAGAGCGAAAGCCCCATGCTCTTGGCCTTGTTGAACCCGAACAAGGCGGTGCGCTCCGGCAAAGCCTTGTTGAAAGTCGAGATGCCGACCGGATAGAAGCCCTGGCCCTTGCAGAATTTGACGAAGGCCTCGTAGAGCTCGCCCGGCGTGGCGGTGTCGAAATCTTCCTTGGTGATGTCGCAGGCACCGGTGAGGAAAGCCGAATAGGGGTCCGATTGCTCGCGGTAATCATCGGTGGCGGCGCGCACCGCTGGCGGCACTTCCAACCCTCCGGCCAGATAATTGCAGGCCCCATCCACCAGCCAGTTGAGGATGCCGGCGCGCTCGGCCCACAGCTTTTCCGGCAGGCCGCGGTCGATCTCGGTCTTCGGAATCTGCACGGTGAAAGGCACAAGCAGCACGCGCCGCCAGATGCCTTCATCGCCGCCGCGGATGTCGGGCCGGTGGTTGCCGCTGATCACCAGCTTGAAGGTCGGATAGACCTCGATGAATTCCTCGCGCATGCGGCGGATGAGGATGGGCTCGCCAGAGGTCAGCGATTTCACCATGCTCTCGCGGAACTTCATGCCGGCTTCCGGCTCGGAGGCGCGCACGAGGCGCGCACCCGGCACGCGCACCAGGTCAGGCGTGGCCTCGCTGCCCTTGCGGCGGTCATCGCCGGCCAGCGTCTCGAAGGGCACCGTGGTGGAATAATCACCGAGGATCCGGCACACCACATCCACCAGCGTCGACTTGCCGTTGCGACCCGCGCCATAGAAAAACGCGAAGACCTGTTCGGTGGTCAGCGCCGTGATGCAATAGCCCAGATAGCGCTGCAGGAAGGCGCGCACCTTGTCGTCGGGAATGATCCGGATGAGGAAGCGGTGAAATTCCGGCGCCGTCGCCTTGATGTCCCATTCCACCTCGCACAGCTTCGAGATCAGGTCATCCTTGCGGTGCTGGCCCAGCACTGGCTTCCAGCGCGCATCATCACCCGTGCCATGCTTGACGAGGCGCAGCGTGCCGTTCTGCAGGTTGAGCGCCATCGGCTCGGCATCAAGCACGCGCACCGGGCGCGAGCGGTAAACCCGCGCCTCCTTCAGCATGTTGTCCATCTTGCCGGAGGACGATGAGGTCTTGCCATAGCGCATGCGCTGGCTGCGGCGCGACGAGATCGCCGCCTTGGCGAAGGCAGCGCGGTCGGCGATGCGGTCGAGCTCGAGCAGGCGTAATTCCTCGGCTTCGCTGCGCGCCTTCCCCTTCTTGCGCAGGTTGCGCATCTCGGTGAAGGTGGCATCGGCGGCATCGATATCCTCGATCTCGCTGGCGCGCGGTTCCAGCACGGCGGCTTCCAGCCGGATGAGTTCGACGGTGTGATGCGCCAGCGGCCGCACCTCGCTTTCGAAATAATCGATCGCCCAGCGCCGCGCGTCATGCACCGCCCAGCCCAGCCCCTCGATCGACAGTACGGTCTCGCCATGCCGCTTCAGGAATCGCCGCGCATTGCCGATATCGGTTTCCGGCTCGTCGGCGCAGGCCCGCACCACGTCCCAGTCCACATTCTGCGGATCGGGCCCCTGGTCCGACGGATCATCGTCGGGGCCGGCCTCATCCTCTCCGGTGGGCTGGGGAGGTTGCGGCGCTGCCGCCGCCTCATCAGCGGCCGCCTTGAGGGCGTCCTCGACAATGCCGGCCACCAGCTCATGGGCAGGCGTCTTGGTCGTCTCGTCAGCCATCTGGACCTATGCCGCGTCCTGGGCTTGCGATGCTGCGCCAAGATTGGCCTTCACCAACGCCTTCGCCATGACCGGCGACACGCTGTTGCCGCACATGCGGATCTGCGCCGTCTTGCCGATCACCTTGCCGTTGAATTCCACCTCGATCTTGTAGCTGGCCGGAAAGCCCTGGGCGTTGAACAGTTCGCGCGGCGCCAGCATGCGCATGGTGATATCGACGATGCGGTAGGGCAGGCCCTGCACCATCACCAGGCCGAAGCGATCCTTCGTGGTCACCGTGCCGGCGGGATCGTCCAGACCATGCCCGCCTTCCTCATTGCCATAATATTTCATCAGGAAGGCGCGCACCTCGGCATGATGCAGGCCCTGCGCGGTGATCGTGCCGAGCGGTTCATCCGCTGGCCGGTCGCGCCGCGCGCTGCCCTTCATCTGCAGCATGTGGGCTGCAACCACGGTCTGTTGCGAGCCGGTCTGGGTGATGGTGGAAACCGGCTCGCGGGCATCGTGCCCCACGACGCCCAGATTGTGCTGGGCCAGAAAGGCCGAGACCAAATTGAGATGCGCGCCGCCGGCGGTGATCGTATGCGTCGGTTCATCCGCGCCATTGTGCGGCTTGCCGGCATTGCGCATCGTCATCACATGGGGCGCGATCAGAGCCTCGACCAGCTGGTTCTGATCCTTAGCGCTGGCGGTGACGGTATGAAGCGGCTCATCGGCGGATCGCGATGCGCCGCCTTGCTGCGCATAGGAGATGAGGGGCGCGACGACCGCGAAATCCTGCGACGAGGTGACTGTGGGCAGTGGCTCTTCCAGCGTGTGCTGCCCCTTGCCGCGGCGCTTGCCGTTCTTGTCGACATCGCCATGTGCTGTGCGCACCACGAATGGCGCAATCTCGGTTTGCACCACCACGGAGTCCGCCTTGGCGGTGATCGTCTGATAGGGCTTGGTCAGCGGGCGCGGCTCACTCTGTCCTTGGCGTCCACCCACCCCTACGATGGATGGAATTACAATTGCCTTCTCGCCGCGGTTGGCGCCGGTCACCGTCTTGAACGGCTCATCCAGGCCTTCATTGCGATCGCCGCCCTGGTGCGTGAGGTTGACGATGAAAGGTTCCTCCGCGTCGATCACATAGCGCTTCACACCCTTGGCGATGCGCGCCATGGTGGCCTCGGCGAGAGGCCGGTTCACGCCGACCTTGCGGCCTTCTTCCTTGCTCAGGAAGATGCTGTGTGCAGGGATCGACCAGTCGATGCATTCAGCCGCCGTGCGGTAGGGCAGCTTGCCCTTGCCATGCGTGGCCTCCGGCCACACGATGGGCGCGCCATCACAGCGCGCGATCAGGAACAGCCGCTTGCGGATCGTAGGCGCGCCGAAATCACAGGCGCGCAATTCCTTCCACTCCACCTTGTAGCCCAGCCGTTTCAGCTCTCCCACCCAGCGCTTGAAGGTTTCGCCCTTGCGCTCCGGGTCCGGCATGTCTTCCGCGGTGAGCGGCCCCCAGGTGCGGAACTCCTCGACATTTTCCAGCATGATGACGCGCGGGCGCACTTGCTTGGCCCACAGCACCACCACCCAGGCGAGATCGCGGATGTTGCGCGCCACCGGCTTGCCGCCCTTCGCTTTCGAGAAATGCTTGCAGTCCGGCGAGAACCAGGCGAGCGCCACTTTTCGCCCGCGCACATATTCCAGCGGATCCACCTGCCAGATGTTTTTGGAGAGATGCAAGGTGGACGGATGATTGGCCTGATGCATGGCCAGCGCCTCGGCATTGTGATTGATGGCAATGTCGGGGGAGCGGCCCAGCGCCATTTCGATGCCGCACGATGCCCCGCCACCTCCGGCAAAACTGTCCACGATTAGCCCCTCAATCATGCTGCAACCTCCACTTCAGAAACAATTTCGACATTGGCAATGAGCGGGCCCTGGGCATCGGCGATGCGCGCACGGGCCATCTCGGCATATTTCGGATTGAGTTCGATCAGGTCGCAGGCGATGCCGCGCATGGCGCAGACCAGTCCCGTTGTGCCGGCCCCGCCGAAGGGATCAAGCACGCGCCCGCCGGGCGGATTGCCGGCCTTCAGACAGCGTTCGACGAGTTCGGGAGGAAAGGTCGCAAAATGCGCATCGCTGAAGGCTGCCGTTGCCATCGGCCAAACAGGAAGATGTGCGGGTTCATAGTTGCGCAGCAGCCGGCCGTTCTGCACCTGCTCATCGCGTTCCATTTTGTCCCAACGCTCATTGAACCCGGCATGGCGGCGGGTGTGGCCCCGCTGCTTGTCCTCGCGACGTTCAGTTTCCGGGATAGCTTCGCCGAGGGTGTGCCACCCATGAGACGAGCCTGTGAGCCGCCGGCCCACCGCTTTCATGTTTCCATTCGTCTTGCCCACAGCGCGCGAGGAACCTTCCTGGTCATCGACGTTCTGGGCAAGCCGTTGAACCGTGGCGGCAGATTGCGGAAGGCGGACTTCCTCGGCATTAAAATAATGACCCAATCCAATCCATCGCGCGCCTGACTTTTCCGGGTAGGTGATCAATGGGCAACGTTCTGTGAGGTCAGGTGCGCCGCTGATCTCTCCCGTGTCGCGAGCCACCCACCACTTCACCTGATCGGATTTGGCGAGCAGGAATATTTTTTCGTGGCTGGTCGCCGGGCGGAAACGGCCAGAAGAGTCTGGCATCGCGTTCGGCTTCGCCCAGATGATCTCGCTGCGCACCCACCAGCCCGCATCTTGAAGGGCGATCGCCAGCCGGTTGGGAATCATGCACAGGTCTTTCGGCTTTAGATAGCCGCCGGCAACGATGCGACCGCCGGAATCTTCACGGCGATCTGCATGAATTCCACCAGTGGTGCGCGTGCGATAGTTTGCATCAAAGATCGGGCCGACCGTCGAGAACGGCTTGTCGCGGAAGGTTCGATCATCGTTACCCGCCGCTTTCGTGTCCGCGGCACTGCGCCCATTAGGTGTGGTGGCGTAACAGTCGCCGTAGTTCAGCCAGAGTGTGCCGCCCGGCTTCAGCACGCGCCGCACTTCCTCGAACACTTCGACCATCACGGCGATATGTTCGGCAAGCGTTGGCTCCATGCCCATCTGGCCCGCCACGCCATAATCACGAAGGCCCCAATAGGGCGGCGAGGTGATCACGCAGTCATAGCTATCGTCCGGCAGCGCGCGAAGCCGCGCCAGCACATCGCCGATCAGGATGCGCACGCTCATATCGCCCCCACTGTCTTGAAGATCAGCAGCAAGGCCAGCATGGCAAGCAGGGCGCCCAGCGCAGCGAAGGCCAGTAATGCAATTCCACGCCGCCCGCTCATGCCGCCCCCAGCATGTTGTTGAAGTCAGCGCCATCGGCGGCCATGGCGGTGGCGATGGTCAGGCCGGCGCGGGCATAGCGCGCGCGGCCGCGCTCCATGGCATGGCGCGTCAGTTCGCGCTCGCTGTCACCATCGCCCAGCAGCACCAGCGAAGAGACGGAAGGCGGAATGACAATCGCCTCGCCATCGCCGGGCCGCGGGCCGGGAATGCGCAGCGCCCGGCCCTTGTCGGTTTTGAGCGTGGTGTGATCGACCATGCCGGCATGCGGCCCGCCCAGATTGCCCAGGTCACCCGCCGCCCAGAATTCATCACCGGCCCGCAGGCGGCCCGTGGCATGCAGCGCCACCGCGACCGAAAGCGTCGTCTCGATGCCTTCGCCCATGAACAGGCGCGACGGGTTTTCCACATGCCGCAGCACCAGATGCGAGCCTAGCTTGTGCCCGCGCATTTTTTTCGAAGGCAGAACCTCGCCGGTTTCAGGATCGACGATCTGCGCCTTGCCGCCGCCATGCCCGGCCAGCCAGGTGATGTGCAATCCGGTGAAAGCGCCGTCAGGGCCTACGAAGTCCGCCACCATGGCCGGGCCTTCATGCAGCTTGCGCGGGCTCTTGAAGCCACGCGCGTCTTCCACCTCGCCATCGAAATAGGCCAGATTCGGATGCTCGCGCACCAAGGCCGATTGCGGCAGCACGATGTGCCGCCAGTCGAGATAGCGGCCCACCACGCTGTCGCGCGAAACGGCGCGGCATTGCGAGCGGATGGCCACGCAGCGGTCGAATTCCCGCTTTCGGTAGCGCGCCTGCTCAGCGGCGCGGGCCTTTTCCTCGCGCTCGCGCTTGTCCTTCAAGGCGCGCTTTTCAGCGTCGCTGAGCTCGCGCGTGCCGCCCAGATAATCGATCGCGGCGGCAAAACTGCAGCTGGTGGCGCGCTGCACCAGGCGGATCACGTCGCCGCCATCCGAACAGACAGCACAGGCCCAGCCCCTGGCATCCACCTTGAAGCGAGTGGCGCGTTTGCCGCCGCCGCACATCGGGCAGGAACCGATATGGCTGGTGCCGCGCCGGCGCAGCACCGCGCCCAGCCGCATGGCGAGATCGGCAATGTCGGTGCGCCCCTTGATGTCGGCAATCTGTTCGTCGGAAAAATGCGGCCCCATCCCTATACCTCGCGGCTTTCGGGATGGGGCAGGGCGGGGGAGGAGTCCGCCTGGTGTCGGGCGATTTCCGCCTTGATGGCGGCATAGAAGGCGCGACCGCTGATGCCGGCATTGCGGATCGTTGCGGCATAGCCTTTCAGATGTGCAGGCACAGGGATTGCACCCAGACGTTCCAGCTTCTTGGCCCGCGCCACTGCCAGATGGGCCAGCATCCTGGTGCGGTAGGCCGGGTCGGCCCACATCGCCTTGCGGGCCTCACTCCGGCTGGGCCTGACGCGCGGCTTGTCGCTGTATTTTGCGCCACAGGGACAGGGGCGGTGTGGCTTGCCGGTACAATGATCGGGATTCGGGCAGTAGTGGCGGGCGGTCATGCAGCGCCCCGCTTCACCTTGTCGAGGGCCTGGCGCAGGGAATCAAGGGCTGCGATGGCCTCGTCGACCGGCGCGCTCATGGCGCGCGCTTCCTTCAGGTCGATCACGTTGTCGGAATTCGAGACGGCGAGATCGCTTTCCACCTTGCTGCAGGTGGCGATGATATGGGCCAGGCGTTCATTCCATGGCGCCACCAGCGGTGTGGGCGCCCGCTCGACCTGCAGGTGGTGCAGGCTCGCCAAAGCCCGTGTCACGATCGGCGCCTCGGCCTTGCATTCAAGTTCGGCAACCTGTTCGAGGTTCAGCCAGCGATCCATGTGATGCACATCGATCGCTTCCGAGATGCGCGACGCCGACCGGCGGAGCAGGGCCGCCGCAGCTCGCACGCCGCCCACCTTCTCGACGAGGGCGCGGGCCGCTTCCTTCAGGGCGATGGCATCGCGCTCGGGGATTTGCCGGAAGAATTGCTCATCCATGCTGCGTCACTCCGGGAACGTGACAGTGAAAGGTTCCCGTGACGGCGGAGGGAGGCTGCTGCACGCTGCGAAACATGCGGGGCGCGACACCGCCACGGGAAAGGGTGAAATGATGAACACAAACACGAAGCCACGCAGCGAGGTCTCGGTGGCGGCGCGCGTGGCGGTGAGCGAGTTGCTGCTGCTCAAGCTGATCGACAGTCTGGAATCCGGGCTGATGCTCGAACGCCCGGAGCGCCGCCGCTTTCTGGTGGACCACACGCTGCGCGACATCGCCGCACGGCTGAAGCGCCAGGCGCAGGCCTCGCCGGCGGCATTGAAACCTTTCGCCGCGGAATGCTGCCGTCAGGCTGAAAACCTGCAACGCGGCATCGAGGCCTTGCGTCACCAATGAGCGGCCACGCATCAGGCAACCTCGCCGACGGCCGGCACGGCCTGATCCGGCTTGGGGACAGGCCGCGCCACGCGGTCCGGCCAGACCGCGCTGTCGGGCCAATGGCTGGAAAACCACAGCATCGCCTGTTCAAAGCGTGCGGTGCTCACGTCATTTGCGCCGCTCGCCAGCCCCGGCAGGATGTGCCAGCGGCCCAGCACCTTGGAGGACACGGTGGCAAGCTTCAGGTTGGTGGCCGCTGCATAGGCATTAGCCACCATGACCAGCTGTTCGCGCAGGGAAAGCTGTGCTTCGATCGGTTCGGGAGCAAAGGAAATGTCCATGGGCGGGCAGTAATACGGACAATAGTCCGTGCTGTCAAAGGATTTCTGTCCGCTCGGCAAATCAGCGCGCCACGGATAGAATTCCGTGCATGAAAGACATTGATAGCGAACGCCTGCGGACCAATATCCGCGAACAGCTCAAACGAGTCGGCAAGACCCCGCGTGCCGTTTCGATCGAGGCCAATTTGAACCCTGACACGCTGAACAAGTTTCTGGCGAGCCCCACGCGCACCCTGCGCTTCCCCACCATCGCAGCGATCGCCCGCGCCATACCTTGTGAAATCTCCGATCTCACGGGTGAGGAAGGGGGCGGCAGCGCCCTCTCGGCGGAACCCCTTTATGTTGAACCCCGCAACCTTCAGCCGGGCGTTGCCTATGGCGGGCTGGTCCAGGCCGGCCTGTTCCGCGAGCAGAATCTCTACGATCAGGACGGTGACTACCGCCGGGTGGCCATCTCGCCGGATCCACGCTTCCGGCCCGATGACCAGTTCGCGGACGAAGTGGGCGGTGATTCCATGGTCAATGCCGGCATCCTGCCGGGCATGTGGGTGCTGTGCGTGACGCTGGAAGCCTGGGAAAAGCGCTATGGCGAACCGCGCGACGGGGTGCGCGTGGTCGTGCAGCGCAGCCGCGACGGCCATCCCGACCGCGAACTCACCGTCAAGACCCTGCGCATCTTTCGTGACCGTATCGAACTGCAGCCGGAATCACCCAATCCCGCCTGGAAGCCGCTTGTTTTCCCCAACCCGCCGGTGCAGGTTGACGAGACGCAAGGCATCATCATCGGCGTGGTGCTCTCGGCGGTCAGACTGTTTGGAGAACCCTACATAGCGGTGAGCGAATTATGATGTTCCTGTTGGGCCTGCTCGGCGCCCTGAGTATTGCCACGGTGTTCTTCATCGGCTTCTGGTTTGTCTGCGCGGTCTTCACCGCCGTGGTGGCATCCTCGAAGCGCCGGTCCAGCCTGATCTGGTTCATTCTCGGGCTTTTCTTCGGCCTGTTCGCCTTCATCGCCGTCTGCGCCATGCCGGCGCGCGAGCGCGCCCTGCGCATCGGCAGGGCCCGCATCCAGACCGAGAGCCCCAAGATCTGCGTGAACTGCCAGACCGCCAATTCGCGGGCCTGGACGCATTGCCAGGGCTGCGGGTTGCGGATATGAGTCCGCGCCGTGGTTTCACGTGAAACGGACAATAGTCCGTAAAGTGCTTGACACGGACAATAGTCCGCATTAGGTTCCCCCTCCACCGAGGAGGGGACCATGTCACTCGACCACACACCAGTCTCCACCGGCGGCCTGCCGCCCCGCCATCTCGCCGCCGATATCAAGGCCCGGATGGCGGACGACATCGTCATCCTGTCGCGTGGCCATGCCGAGGGCGTTGTCACCGAAAAAGACCTTGAACGCGCCGGCTGGTCGAAAGACCAGATCAAGACCCATGGCGATGCTGCCTCGGCTATCGCGCTGAAGAAATCCGGCGCCCTCGAACAGGCCGACCAAGCCGAGGAGAACGAAGAGAACAGCCGCCAGGTCTTCCAGCCGGCCCGGCGCCCAGCACCCACCATGCTGCCGCAGGGCATCCGTCTGCTGTGCGAAGGCCTCGTCGAACATTCCTCACTTGCCTCCGGCAAGGTGTTCAAACTCGAAGCCGCGTTGAAGGACAGTGACCTCACGATCACCAGGCTGCGCCCGCTTATTGAAAGCCTCCGCAGCGAGGCGCGCGAGATGCATGTGCTGGGCGACGCCATTTCCCACAAGATCGCCGACATCCAGAAGCGCGAGCCCTTGCGCGGGGTGAAGGGCTGATGCTGCCACACCCCAAGGAAGAACCCGCCGTCTGGAAACAGACGGCCACCGGCATCGCCTTTGACCTGCTGCGGCCCACGCCCGGCATGGTCGATTTCGAGGTGGACGTGCCGGAATCGCTGGCCCGCATCGCCCGTTTTGATGGCCATGTGCGCGCCGGAGTCTACAGCGTGGCGCAGCATTCGGTGCTGGGCGCCGATGCGCTGAAGCGCGAGACCGGGCGCGACGACATCGCCGCCGCTTTCCTCCTGCATGATGTGCATGAGGCCTTCATGGGCGACATTGCCACGCCGGTCGCCAGGGCGCTCGAAAACATTGCAGCCGAGTCGCACAACATTCTGGGGCCCGTCTGCGTGCGCGAGGCCATCCGCACGCTCAAGCAGCGGCTCGACGTGGTGGTGCACGCCGCCGCCGGTGTCGCATACCCGCTCGCCGATGACATCAACGAGGCCGTGAAGCTGATGGACATGCGCATGCTCGAGACCGAGCGCATCCATCTCATGCGGCCCGCACCCTTCCCCTGGGGCTATGAACGTCTGAAGCCGGTGCGCATCGTCGGGCGCATCCGTGTCTGGCCCTGGCCCGACGCCGCCGATGAATTCCGCGAGCGGCTCACCCGCTACCTGCCGCACCTGCCGCATTCCCGCAATCCGTTCCCCACCAAGCCGCTCGCCCCGCCGGCGAAGCGCACCCTCACCCCTGCCTGAACCAAGGAGAGATCATGGCACGCACCCTCAAGACCTTCAGTGAAATGCTCGGCCTGCTGTCGCGTGGCCGCTTTACCGAGAAACTCGATGAAGAGATGCGCGAAACGATCGCCCATCTCGAAGGCCTGCCCAATGAGAAGGGCAAAGCCACGATCACCGTCAGCTTCCAGCTGAGCTACCAGTCGGGCCGCCTCGACATCAAGCCGGAATGCAAGGTCAAGCTGCCGGAAGGCCAGGGCTTCACCGAAACGCCGTTCTGGACCGTCGAGGGTGAGCTCTCCGTCCAGCATCCCAGTCAGTCCGACATGTTCGCCGCCCGCGAGGTGAGTGCCCGCGAGCGCGACGAGCAGACCGCCTGATCCCCCAGCTTCAACCAGAGGAGACCACCATGACCGAACCAACGGCGAAAGCCGAAACCACCACGAACGCTGACGGCATGCCGAAGCCGCTGGGCGTCGGCTTCACGCAGGCCGAACCGACCAACCGGATTCCCGACCAAGGCGAAGGCATCAAGGCGATCGCCGATCTGGCCCAGAAGGCCAATGGCGTCGCCTTCGCTTCTCTGGACATCAATGGCAAGCTGGGCAAGGGTTTGCCCGACAGCATCCCGCTGCAGATCGACCTGCGTAACGGGAAGGTCGAAAGTCTGGTCGACCTGATCGAATCCTACCGCACCGAGCCGGAGCGCAAGGAAGGCACGGCCTCGACCACCACACTGCAAAGCTTCATCGATCTGGTGAACCATCACAAGCTCGAGGCCAGCGTGGTCTTCGCCCAGACCCGCATCAAGCTGCCCAATGCCGCCGAGCGCAGCAAGGGTGAAAAGCCGGTTCTGCCGTCGCTCACCGCTGTCATCAACTATAGCGAAAAGAACGATGGCGCGGCCCGCAATGCCGATCATCGCATCCACTATCCGTTCCCGATCACCGACGAATTCAAGATCTGGCTGGAAACCGATCACTCGCCGATGGAGCAGGCGGAGTTTGCCGCCTTCCTCGAAGAACATGTGGCCGAACTTTCCGCGCCGACCGACTTCGAGGCTTCCAACCTGCAGGCCAAGTTCGGCGAGCGGGTGGCCACGCCATCGGAAGTCATCGCGCTGTCCCGCAATCTCGAAGTCTTTGTCGGCCAGACCTACAAGCGCGCCGAACGCCTGACCAGCGGCGAGCGCACGGTCGAATTCGTCGAGCAGCACAACAATGCCAAGGGCGAGAAGATCGACATTCCCGGCATCTTCGTGATCGCGGTCGCCGCCTTCCAGGACGGTGAGCCGGTCCGTATTCCGGCGCGCCTGCGCTATCGGCCAAGCGGCGGCAAGCTGATCTGGTTCTACCAGCTCTATCGCTGGGAAGACGAGGTGCATGGCCGCATCAAGGACGACATCGCCACCGTGGTGAAGGAAACCTCGCTGCCGGCCTTTGAAGGCGAGTCCGAACGCTAAGCCCCCCGCCGGGGCTTAAGCCCCGGCATTCCCCTCTCAATGAAAGAAAAACACCATGGAAAAACTAGGTCTGACCGCAAAAGACATTCTCAACGGCCGCAGCGGCGTGATCACTGGCTTCGCCACATACATCACGGGCTGCAACCAGGTTCTCATCACCCCGAAATCCAAATCGGGTGAGCCGGTCGAGTCCTTCTGGACCGACGAGCAGCGCGTAAAGGTCGACAGAAAGATCAAACGCGTTGAGCTCGAAAACGGCGGCTCGCCCGGTTTCGACAAACCTGCGCCGATCCGCTGAGCGCCTACATGACCATCACAGTCAACCGCGCATCACTGGCCAAGGCCATGACCAGCCTTGCCCGCACCGTCGAGCGCCGCAACACGATTCCCATTCTCAGCCATGTCCGCATGAGCATTGACGGCGAGGCTCTGGCACTCACCGCCAACAATCTCGACATGGAAGCTTCCACCACGCTGGCCTGCAGCAACCCGGCAGGCCTCGTCAAAAGCTTCACCACCCCGGCCCACATGCTCGAAAGCATCCTGCGCAAGATGCCGGACGGCGACGTCACGCTGGCGCAGGAGGAGGGCCAGGCCAAGAGCCTCATCGTCAAGCAGGGCCGCTCGCGCTTCCAGTTGCCCACGCTTCCGTCGGAAGACTTCCCAACGCTCGAAGCGGGCGAACTCCCGGTGCGGTTCCAGATGACCGGCTCGGAACTTCTGGCGGCGATCAAGCCCATCAGCTTTGCGATCAGCAAGGAGGAGACCCGCTATTACCTGAACGGCGTGCATCTGCACCGCAAGGGCGACCTGCTGGTCTTCGTCGCCACCGACGGCCACCGCCTGGCGCGCAGCACCGTGCCGCTGCCGGAAGGTGCCGGTGATATTCCACCCATCATCATCCCGCGCGCCGCCGTGGCCGAGATTGCCCGCATGGCGGAAGGCCAGGACGCGCCACTGCATCTCGCCGCTTCGGCGAGCAAGGTCCATGTCGCCGCCGGCGCCACCACCTTCATCTCCAAGCTGATCGACGGCACCTTCCCGGATTACGAGCGCGTCATCCCGCAGGCCAATGGCAAGATCGCCACCCTGAAGCGCGAGGCGCTGGAAGAAGCGGTGGACCGCGTCGCCACCATCGCCAGCGACAAGAGCCGCGCCGCCGCCTTCGACTTCGCGCCCGAGCGGCTCGCCATCAGCATGAAGAATCCCGACATGGGGACCGCCGAGGATGAGATCGAAGCCGCCTATGGCGACGAGACGGTCACCATCGGCTTCAACGCCGATTACGTCATCGACCTCTTACGCGTGCTGGAGGGCGAAGAGGTGGTGATTGCCCTGAATGATCCGGGCTCGCCCACCGTCATTACCAGCGCCGCCCAGCCGGCACTCACCATCGTTCTCATGCCTATGCGGCTTTGACCTGAAGGAGGACTTTCTATGGATATGAACATCTTTTCGAAGATCAACCGTCGACGCTGTGAAGCGAAAGAGGGGTTCAATCACTCACTCGGATCTTGGTCGCTATCGGACTGGATCACGGCAACGCTCGGTGAACTCGGCGAAGCTGCAAACGACGCAAAAAAGCTGAACCGCGTGCGTGACGGCATTCCCGGCAATGACAAGTCCGAAGACGAACTTCGCGAAATGCTCGCTGAAGAGATCGCCGACACTTTCATATATCTCGACCTGCTGGCGCAATCGCAAGGTTTCTATCTCCAGGACGCCGTCCTGGCGAAATTCAACAAGACATCGGCGAAGATCGGATATCCGGTCAGGCTCTCACCGATGGGCGACGTGGAACGTCGCGCATGAAGCAGCTGCTCAACGCCTCGCTGTGCGCCTGCCTGCTGATCTGCCCACTGCATGAAGCCCAGGCCGCGCACCGGCATCCTCACCACCGGCACCACGCACAGCGCGAAGCCGGCAATATCTCCGGCATCCCGGTCACCTTCGTGCGCGGCCGCCTCGTCTGCGCCATCAATGTCAGCCGCTGGCTGAATGCGCATGGCTTTGCCAGCCCGATGAGCTGGTCCAGCCAGGCCATCCGCCATTACCGTCGCGTGCCGCGCGAGCAAGTGCAATTCGGCGACGTGCGCTTCAACTGGCGCCGCGGCGGTGGCCACAACATGGTGGCGCTGGGCTGGGTCAACGGCCGCCTGATCTGCCGCAACCCATCCTCGCGCCATCAGACATGGGTCGACAAGGCCTGCCCACCCGGCGGCGAATTCTATCGCACGGGGAGGGTGTGATGTTGGCAATTGCTCTCGGTCTCATCGCCATCGGCGCCTTCGTGCTGGCCATGCACTGGCAGGCCAAAGCCGTCTATCTCTTCTTTTATGGCGAGCAAGGCTCTCGCGTGCCAGTGGCGCTGCTCTCGCTCACCGCAGCCACCGTGTGCATCCTGGCGATCGTGGCGCTTGTGTGGATGGCCCACTGATGGTCTGGGTCATGATCGCGCTCATCATTGCCGCCGTGGTGGTCAGTCTCTCAACCGACGGAACAAACCGGTGACGCGCGAAATCATCCGCATCCAACGCCAGCGGAGCAAGGGCTGGAAGATGCCGCCCGGCGCGATCTATGTCGGAAGGCCCACCAAGTGGGGCAACCCCTTCACCCTCGATGTGGTGCGCCTGCAATATCCGGAGATGGAAGAGCGCGCGGTAAAATTCACCGCCGCGATGCTTTTCAAGCGCTGGTTGATGGGCAAGATGAACGTCGACGCGCACCGGTTCGCGCCCCCGTCACGCGAAGAAGTCGTTGCCGCGCTGCAGGGCAAGGATCTGGTCTGCTGGTGCAAGCCGGAGGAGCCTTGCCATGCCGACGTGCTCATCTGGTTCGCCAACACCGAACCACCGCCTCGCTCGCGCCAGCGGGTGATCGACCTGCTGCGCAGCGTCAATGACGCAGTGGTGGGCCATCCCGTGGGCCACTGGATGCACCAGGCCGCCGAGGCGCTGGCCGATCCCAAATCCTCGCCAGACCCGCATCGCGGCTCGATGCAGTGGATCCTCGAAGGCACCAATACCCAGTCCGAGCACATCCGTGAGCTTGCCGGCCACGCGCTCTATTATTTGGAAGGCAATGACAATGGCTGAAAAATCTAACATCGAATGGACCGACGCCACGTGGAATCCGATCGTCGGCTGCTCGCTGGCCTCGCCGGGCTGTACCAATTGCTATGCGATGAAGTGGGCGGCCGCACGCCTCGACCAGCCGCATGGCCAGTTCCCGCATTACATGGGCACCACCAAAAAAGTGAACGGCCACGCGGTGTGGAGCGGCAAGATCGCCGAGGCACCCGAGCACATCTGGATGGCCCCGCTGAAGCGCAAGAAGCCTACCAAGTATTTCGTCAACAGCATGGGCGACCTGTTCCACGAGGACGTGCCAGATGAGTGGATCGACCGCGTTTTCGCCATCATGGCGCTGTGCCCGCAGCACACGTTTCAGGTTCTGACGAAACGCAGCAAGCGGATGAGGGACTATTGCACAAGCCTGCTGACCCCCACGCGGCTTGTAGCGGCTGCGCTCAAAACGCCAAAAGGCGAGGTGTTCAGCGCAACATGGCCACTGCGGAACGTATGGCTCGGTGTGTCCTGCGAAGACCAGAAGCGCGCCGATGAGCGCATCCCTGATCTGCTGGCCACGCCGGCGGCCAAGAGATTTGTGAGCGCTGAGCCTCTGCTCGGGCCGATTGATCTGGGCCGCTTAGCTTTTGATGGAGCGCACAATTGGATCGATGCGCTGTTGGGGCGCGAGTACGGCCAAGGGTGGACGAGAGACACGTTACTATCACGCATCGACTGGATCATCGCCGGAGGAGAAAGCGGCCCAGGTGCGCGCCCCATGCATCCGGATTGGCCACGCGCCATCCGCGACCAATGCGCGGCATGTGACGTATCGTTCTTCTTCAAGCAATGGGGCGAATTTTCAACCGTTTATGACCGCGACCGTGATGATCACGACTGGCGCCGATGCGACACGGTCAAGGCCCAGACTCCGCGTGGCCAGTGGCTAAATCTTGTCGGCGGCCAAGGCTTCCATAACGATCGTGTCGTGCGCGTCGATCGCATCGGCAAGGCGAAGGCAGGGAATCACCTCGACGGCAAGCAACATCTGGAGTTCCCGAAATGAGCATCAACCGCGTCATCCTGCTGGGCAATGTCGGCGCCGACCCTGACATCCGTCACACGCAAAACGGCGACACTGTCGCCACCTTCTCACTCGCCACGTCCGAGTCTTGGAAGGACAAGGACACCGGCGAGCGGAAGGAACGCACGGAGTGGCATCGCATCGTGGTGTTCAACCAGGCAACGGCCAAAGTCGTCGAGCAATATGTGAAGAAGGGGAGCAAGGTCGGCGTCGAGGGCATGATCAAGACCCGCAAATATACCGACAAGGATGGCATCGAGCGCTACACCACCGAAATCGTCATCGGCAACTGGGACGGCAGGCTGTCGCTGGAAGGCTCGCCGCAGGCCCGCGCCGGCGAAGATGACTATGGCAGCACCCACACCCGCGAGCCGGCCGGCACATCTTCCACCCCGAAGCAAAGCTTCACCCGCGATCTCGACGACGAAGTGCCGTTCTGAGGTAAGCCATGACCGAGATGCTGCTGATCAAGGCCGCGCCGCGCCGGATGCTCACGCCGAAGGAGGCGGCCATCTATTGCGGCGAGGCCACCACCACTTTCGAAGGCAACTGCCCTTATCCCCCGATGAAAAATTCGGCGGGCAAAAAGCAATATGACATCAAGGATCTCGATGCATGGCTTGACGCGCGGAAAAAACCCGACCCAAATAGCCGGGAAGGAATTTTGGAGAAGCTGCGCGGTGACATTCGTTAAGCTGAAAGGCCTCAAGAAATACCAGGACCGCCTCGGCGTATGGCGCTGCTACATTCGCAAGACCGGGCAACCGATCGACCTGGAGAAATTCCCCTGGGGCACGCCGGCCTTTGTCGCTGAGCTCGGCCGCCTCGAGGCGCTGAACACGATCGCACCCCAGGTGAAGCCGAAGACGCTGGGCGCGCTGATCAGGGAATACCGCGGCTCCGACGAGTTCAGGGCGCTGAAGCTGCGCACCCGCAAGGACTATGAGAAGTGCTTCGACTATCTGAAGCCGATCGGTGACACGCCGATCGACACGTTCGACCCGCCGCTCATCATCGGAATCCGCAATGAGGCCATCAAGAAGATGGGCCGCAAGTGGGGCAATTATGTCAAGACGGCGCTGTCGCTGCTCTTTGCCTGGGGCATCGACAATGCCATGGCGACGTCAAATCCCGCTTTCCGCATCAAGGCCAAGAAGAAGCCGAAGGATGAGCAGGCCGTCAACCTGCCGTGGTCCGATGACCACCGCCATATCGTGCTGGCCAACCTTCCTGTCGAGATCGACGTGGAAATGCATCTGATGATGTATTGCGGGCTTGATCCCGGCGACGTGGTGAAACTGCCCAAGACAGCGATCCTCGACAATCATCTGAACACGGCCCGCAACAAGACCGGCGAACCGGTCTGGCTGCCGCTGCCGCAGGCGGTGATCGACGCCATCGCGCGGCGCGACGCATGGTTCGCCGCCAAGCAGGCCCGTCTTGGCGTGTCCTATCCCGATCGCACCACCTTCTGCCACACCGGCAGTGGCCAGCCGCGCACGCAATCGGGCATGGATTCGGTCTGGTATCGCCTGCGTGAAAAGCTGGTGAAGCAGGGCAAGCTGCCGGCGGATGCCATTCTGACATTGAAGGGCCTGCGCCACACTGTGGGCACCATGCTCGCCGAGATGGGCATGGATGACCGCACCATCGCCGACTACCTGGGTCAGGCCACCATCGCCATGGCGCAGCACTATTCGAAAAAAGCCAATCGCACGCGCAAGCTCACCGGCGTGGTGACGCAGCTGAATGCCGAGATCAAGCGGCGGGAACAAATGAAGTAGAGAAGTTGTCTAACCTCTCAGAATATTCTGTCTAACCGAACAGAAGCGAACGATAGAGCGGGAAAAAGTTTTAGGCCGATCAATATCTTGAGATGGTGCCCAGGGCCGGAATCGAACCAGCGACACGCGGATTTTCAATCCGCTGCTCTACCAACTGAGCTACCTGGGCATATCGGAGGCTGCCTATAGGGGATGAT